GCAAAAGAATTCAGGTCTTAAAGTATTTTGCGTTATAACAGGTAAGAAAGGTTACCTGGGTGCAGAGTTACTCAAGAAGAAACTGGAAGACTACGGAAGCTTAGAAGAGGTTGCTAAGCATTACATTTGTCGTGATGCTGCAACCTTATTACGCGAAGGTAAAACACAGCAAGAAGTAAGAGACGCATTAGGTATAGACGGTTCATCGTTCGCTCTAGTTGATGAGAGTGTTATTGATAAAGCTATTGGGTCTGATAGAAAGAAAAGTAAGTCAGATGTCGAAAAACACGGTGAGAATTGGTGGCAGAGACCTGATTTCAAAGTTAGCCCAGGTTGGGATAGGATCCCGGTTGTAATTGAAGATGTTACACGCGATTCGTGCTTGAGACCGGATATATATCTCGATGGTCCTTGTGAACCGTGTCCGTACTTCGATCGTTGTAAGCTTCCCACTCGTAAGATTAAGGGGAAGGTACCGAAATCGTAAAAGGCTGTTGCATTTAGATTTGATTGAGTGTAATATTCGGTTATCAGTTTTAAACATACTATGAAACTCAAATGTGTTATTAGTGGTAAGGAAGTAAATGTATCTCCGAAAGTTTTCGCAGATCGTGCAACGAAATATGGTGTTGAAGCAGAGTCTCTCAAGACGACATATGTATCTCGTGAATCTAAGCGATTGATTCGAGAAGGTAAGACAGTTGACGAAATCCGACTTGCAAGTGGGGTTTCTGGTCTGAATCCGGTTGATCAATCTATCATTGATGGTTTGATAAAAAAGCCGGCACGGGCGTCTAAGGCTGAATAACTTAGCATTAACCCCGTCAGAAATGACGGGGTTCTTTTTTGATGCAAAATTGGTCTAGATACCTTATTATTGATAGTAGTGTTACTGCTGTACAGGGTCTTCGCTTTGGTCGAGCCTTTATGGGGTTCGATGATCAAGGAGAGGCTTTGTTTTGTCGCAAACCCGAAAATGTAAAGCTGTATGAAAAATTAGAGGATTGCGAAAAAGACTTTGACAAAATTCCAAGTCAAGTGACACTGTTACATTTTATTATCCAAGCTTCACCACCGAACGTGAACATATCACACGGAATTATTCAAAAGAAATGAGAATTGTAGAGCCACACGAACGTACTACACTATTGCTTAACAAATACCATGAACCATTCGGTGTTTGTACAGCAAGGGCTGCGTTTAGACACTTGATGACAAATCGAGTAGTCGGTATTGATGCAACCGACTCAATTTACAATTGGGATGGTAAAACAGTTGATGTTGACGGAAAAACTCAAACAAATTATATTTGTTGGAAAAACGGCAACATTCAGGTGTTTGATGACCAACCGGTATTAAGAAGTGCACCCAATCTTGGTGAGATTAAGCATTGGTATATACCGACAGTTGTTCGTTGTAATGATCATTTTGGTTATCGTGCGAAGGGTAATAAGGACCTGTCTTTACGTAAAACCTACGAGATTTACAAAAAGACCTGTCAGTATTGCTTAAACGTAATACCGTTTTCAGACGCTACTAAAGATCATCTATATCCAAAGTCGCGCGGTGGTTCTAATTACGACTTCAACATCGTTCTTGCATGTAAGAAGTGTAACAATGCTAAAGACAGCAATTACCCGTACTACAATAAAGATGGTGGAGAAGTTAAGGTAAAGAAGACGATGCCGTCTGGTATGTTTTTACCGGATGAAAAGTTGATCCGTTCTGAATGGCGCAAATACTTGTATATCGAGTAATTGTAAATCAAGTTTGATTAAGTACAGGGGTGAGCCAGGAGGTCACCCCTATTTTTATGTCTGCTGTGAAGAGTAAAATCCTTCCTTCAGAATGCTTCTATAAAGACGGCAAACCACTTTCCGATATTGAGATAGTCGAAAAGTTGATTAAGCTTATGGTTGCATCCGATGCAGAAAAGCTTCGACTCGCTGGTATAATCAATGAGATGGAACAATATATCCTTAACAAGTATGGAGATGTATATGATCCAGACTCTGATAAGTAATGAATATGCAAACTCTCGAAAGAGCGTATTCATTGGTTCGAAGCGGAGTCACACTTTTAACTGAGTCTGATGTATCCGGAATGAGAGCAGTTTCCGATGAGGAATTAGCTCAAGCTGAAATCGTTCCAGCTGAATTACTAAAGTATCTTGTACCTGGTTCAGGAAAACTTCAAGATCAACCAGGAGACGAAACACGTCTTGGTGGTGAATTTCAATTAAAGTTCAGAACCGGTGACGTAACAGACGGAACTGAAGATTTAGAAACAACGTATGATTACATAGAGAAGATGGTTAAACAGCAGCTTCCACAAAGTCAAGACGTCCCAGGTGGTGTTTACTTTCATTCATACGCAAATGTTGATCCAAGCTTGTCGGATGATCAACAGATTATAGTTAAATGCATGGTTATCGGGGGTAGAGATATATAAAATATGGGAAGCTATAATACAAACACATTTTACCCACCAAAAGGAGTAACAGGTATAGTGCCTATTGAAAGTGGTGGAACAAATAGTGACACCGTTAGTGGTGCATTAGTTAATTTAGGTCTTGACCCAGCATCGACCCCTACATTTGGTGGTGCGACAGTAAACGGTATTGTACAAGCGACTGAAGTGCAAACATCTGTCTTTATTGCACCTTCATATGAATACCCAACATCAGGTGAAATTGACCTAAACATGGGCGCACAGAATAATGGTGTTATTGTACCAACAGATAACAACATTACATTATCTGCTATCGGGCTTAGCGACGGACAAACAGGCTTTTTCCTTATTAAAAACCAAACTGGTGATGTTGTTACGATAACAGTACCTACAGGTTGGGTTAATGTGGGTGGTACCACTGTAACATCATTAGCAGACGGTACTAATGCGATACTAGAGTTAAGAGCTTACGGACCTAACGATACAGACGTAATATCGCGCTGGACATCAGCATAATAAAAAAGCCGCTTTAACAGCGGCTTTAATTTTTTACTTTCCAAATTTTTGTCTACGATCTTTTCGTAGAAACTTTTTGTTTGTATTACCAGCCCCCGGCTTTTTATCGTCCCATTTTTCGCCGTGTTCGAGTTTAGCATTCTTATCAGTAAGTTTGCGCTCGTTATCATCAACAAGAGTTTGTTCAGCACCGACTTTATCCGTGCTCTTATCTTTTTCTTCTGGTTTAATTTGTGTTGTATCCTTACGTACTAAATTCTTGTCGTATGGAGGCATATTAACACCAACATCTACACTCTCGAGATATTCAGTTGGGATTGTAACAGGATCGACCCAGAAACTTGGATTTACCTCACGAACAATATCAGCCATTGAAGCTGGTGTATTATTCATTCCGAATGCACCAGCTGCTCTCGGTGATTCATTTTTCAATGTAGAAACGCGATATACACGATTTGAATCACCAATCATTTCCTTCAACTTAGCTTGTACTGCTGGTGCCTGTGATTTGAACCATTCAGAATTAACTGCATCTTTCTTAAGACGAACAACATCACCTTGAAGAAATCCGTTACCTTGAGCATAACGGTCAAACATTTCAGTGACCATTGTTTCAAACTTTGATGTTTTGAGAGTGTACATAATAGCAGTATACGCGTATCAGTACTTAGAACTTGTTATGATTGAATCCCACCTGTAAGTATTAACAATGGCGTCGATCACATTCAAGAATCTTGAAAAAACTGGCACGACAAATACGTCAGTTACTTACACGGATTTACACTTAGATATCGTAGGTGTTCCGGTAGGAGCCGTGCGTGATATTCTAGTTGATCATGATTTAGATGCTATTTCGAACTCATTATCAAATCTATTCACTACACTACCCGGTCAAAAGTTGCTTAATCCGACCTACGGGTTGAATCTATTGCAATTTCTATTTGAACCTGTAACTACACGTACGGCACAAATTATCGGTGAAACAATATTAGGTGGTATAGAAAGATACGAACCGAGAGTTTCAGTAGATAAGGTACAGGTCGTAGGTAATGCAGATGCAAATGAATACAACATCACTCTTATTATTAGATTACCCGATCTACCATCAAAAGATCCTGTAAAGCTAAACGCAATTTTGTCTAAGAACTCTAATTTCACTTTCGTATAATATGGCTACCGATCAAACACAATACCTTTCGTTTGATGCAACAAATCTCAAACAACTAATCGTTGATCGTTTAAACGAGATTGGTGCTTTTACAGATCAAAACTATGAAGGTAGCAATATTTCGTCATTGATTGAAATTTTTGCATACACATATCAGTCTTTATTGTTCTATCTAAACAGAACATCTACCAATACACTATTTTCTGATACAAATGTGTACGAAAATATTAACCGTTTAGTAAAGCTGATTGATTATAAACCAATTGGTATACAGACCCCAACACTTACTTTCGCAGCTTCTGCTCAAGCAGCTCTACCACAAGGTGGTTATATTATCCCGCGTTATACATTGTTCCGTTTAGGAAATGTAATGTATTCATTTAATACAGACATCACGTTTACAAAGACGACATCTGCATTAGAGTATCTACAAGATATGAGCAATCAAAACTTGCTCTATCAAGGCAAATATATTGAATACCCACTTTACAGTGCTGTAGGATCTGAAAATGAAATTTTGACATTAGCACCGGGTGATGACATTTTGATCGACCACTTTAATATCGATGTTTATGTGAAGGATATTACAACAGGTACTTGGTCTCAATGGGTTGCAGTACCAACATTATTCTTCGAAAACAAAGATTCAAAATCAGTTGAGATTCGTTTAAACGAAAATAACAGATATGAAATCAAGTTTGGTAATGATATCAACGGAAAGAAGTTGAACACCGGTGATACTGTTGCTGTATACTATTTGCAATCGAAAGGTAGCGATGGTGAGGTAGGTATTGGTGCTATCAATAATAAATCTGCTACATTATATAATACGATCCAATTCAATGATATTTTAGCAGATATCTATCCAGACGGCGTAGGATTAATTGACTCTAGTAGCATTACACAGTTAAGCTTTACAAACAATACCATTTCGACGGAGTTTGGAACAGCTGAAACAGTTGATAGTATCAAAGCGAATGCACCAAAAATCTTTAGATCGCAGTTTCGTTTAGTAACTCTTGATGATTATGAGGCTTACATTAAAGCAAATTTCTCCAATATCATTCGAGATGTTACACTGACAAACAACTGGGGATATCTCTCAGAGTATGTCAAGTATCTCACAGATGTTGGTTTGACAAACCCAAATAAAGAATCGCGTGTATTGTTCAATCAATTCATGTTTGCTGATGCATGTAATTTTAATAATATATACGCGTTTGTAGTACCTAAGATTGAACAGTATGTTGATTCTATTCGTGTAAACTATCTCACGACTGCACAAAAAGAAGCAATCATCAACTCTGTCAATACTGAGAAGACAACAACAGCTGAAGTGATTTTACTTGATCCTGTTTATGTTGCTGTTACAGTCGGTGTTTCAGATATGAACAGCGATGCAACAGTAAACGATAAGGATGTAAGCTACATCTCAATAGTACCTAACGATAATGCTAAAGCAGATTTAACATATATCAAAAGCCGTATAAGAACAATCTTCCAAACATACTTTGCAAATAGTAATAGCACATTTGGTCAGGTACTTGATGTTGCTTATTTGAATGATCAGATCGTTGGTATTAGTGGTGTAAAGAAAATTTATACACGTAGAACAGACTCTAGTGCATTTACGGAAGGTCTTTCACTAATTGTCTGGAACCCGGTATATACAAAAGATACACAAGAAATTACAAAAAATCAAACGCTTGATGCATTTAAGTTTCCGTTTTTCTATGACTTAGATAATGTTGTTGACAGTGTTGTGATTGAATCCTCTTCGATTAACGAAACGCAATCGATTGAATATTAATGAGTCAACTCCTTAGCACATTAATTGGTATTAGTGCATCTGCTCCGAGTAATGTTATATACGCAAGAGCAGTACCGGTAACTTTTACTCCTACGTTTTCAAGCGGTGCAGTATCTGGTCAGTATAATCAGATTTGGCAATTTGGTGATTCAGAGTATAGCTATGACTCACAACCGACTCATATTTTCCGTGAAAAGGGTGTATATCCTGTTACATATACAGCTATTATACCTAACTCTGCAACTGATTCAGTAAATGACGAAATCAAGACAGTTACAATGACTGTCTCAGTTTTCAATTTTATTGAAGATGCTGTTAAATGGACGAGTGGTGCACCAAGCACGTATCAGTCTGTCAAGCAAGCAACTCCTTTTACTATCACATTATCTTCTTCAAACGTTGATAGTGTACCATCAGTACAGTTGTATTCGAGGGGTTCTAAATCACAACCATGGCAAGACCCACAACAGAAGTGGTCACATCTCAAGCCGCAATGGAGATTTACAGATCTTAGCGGTAACATAATACAAGATGTTACACCGGATAACTAAACACCTATTACAGTTTCCTTGAGTGGTGTTCGCACATTTGATGGTAGTGGTACAGTTGTCGGTCTGTCTGCTTCCGTACAGTGTTATTATATCGATGACATGCCATCGATCGAACTTGATAATACAGTTTCTCCTGTAACACTGGTCGCTACGCTGATTACTAGCGGTTATACTGTTGAAGAAACGAAATCTGGATATGTACCAAGTTACATAAACAGTGTTATTAAAGACGAAAATGATCATAGTATTCGTGCATTACAGCCAACACATTTAAAGATAACAACAAATGGTATTACACCAATCAATAATGTTGTTTGGTTAAATGCATACACACCTTATACAGTCACAGTGCACCCAGATGCACCGTATGAAGATGTCATATTAAAGAACTTCCCGCAAGCGAACTTTACAGTTAACGAGTTTACACAAGGTCAATATGGTATCGAATTTGATACACCAATTGAATTTAATAGATTTGATAGTGATAATTTTGACACTGGCGGTTATTTTAGAGGTAGTTTTCACCCTACAGTAAGTTCAGATCAAACAGCAATTATTGCTTCTGGTACTGTTGAATATGGTAGTGTTGTAGAAGCTTTCGGTGCTTGGGTTTCGAACCCAACATTTAATGAAGTTGTGTATATTACAGCTGATAGTACGGGTAGTAATTTCTTGTCGGCGGTATACACAATACCAAATAGTCAAATATATGGTGTAGCGAGAGTTACAGGTGACGTAAACGATGCATCTTGGTTGACGGATCCAACTAATGATAAGGTGTACCGTATTTCCAGAAGCTTTGGTGTTGATCGTGTATTTGACCTAACAACGTATCCAGGTATATCTGCTTTTATTGCTGAAAACGATTTTGGTGTTACGCCAACATGTATTGCATTAAACAGTATTTGGGAACCGTGGGTTAGCTTATTTGATGCAGTTTCTACAATCAAACTCGACCCTGATACAGGTGCAATACTTGCTGTAGCTGTTCCACCAGTTTCTGCTATATTCATAGATGTTCCTGGTGTAAATGGTTTTGGTGGTGAATATACAGTCAGACCAACAAAGATTGAAGTAGACAAATCTGATAATATTTGGGTTGCATATAATCACCCATTGAGTAGCTTCCTTTGTAAATTTGCTAATGACGGTACTTTTATCACAAAAGTAGACCTGCCAATGTTTAGCAAACCGTTTGATATGGTGAGTGATAATCTTGATTATCTCTGGGTCACCATGTCGTACACAGTCAGCTCTCTATCTGGTGCTGTTGCAATATACAATAACAGCGGTGGACTTATTAATTGGATTGAGAGTTTTCAAGCTCCTTCGTACATTACACTAGACCAACATCAAAACCCATGGATTACACATGGATATAATAAGGTCTCAAGAATTAGTACAGATGATTACTCTGTAACTACTTTTACACTTTCATCGGATGTACTTTCAGGTGATCCACCACCGCAAATCACTCTCAACGGTCTTTATGATCAAGAGCTTGGTGGTATTGCATGTGACTGGTTCAATCGCGTTTGGGTATTGAACACATACGACAATAAGATCTATATGTTGTCAGCTACAACAACAGGTAATCTTGACAACGAGCTTCAAATATACCCATATGCAGGTAGCTTCCAGTACTCTTTACAAGCTTATGGAGACTGGACCGGTTTAGAGTGGTATAATAAGTTCGGTTCTGTTCCGATAGATCAGATCGGTACAGTTGTTACTTTGAACCTTTCAGGAGTCAGCAACGATTTTGCGGTTTATGACTTCAAATCAATGTTTGACGTTCGTAAAGTGAATGAAGACTTTGATGGTGTTAATAAAATCAGAGCACTTGCATTACAACCAAATATAAGCAGAAATGATATTTTGTTCAATAAATTGATTGCACCAATTGCAGGTACATATGAGGGTGACCCATTGCTGATTGGTACAGCTCTATACGAAAAAATAGCAAACTTTGTAGGTAACCAGGCAGATGTGGATGTAGCTAACATCCATGCTCTGTATTCTCTGTTCCAGATGGTTGATATTCCAATCGACCAATACGACCCGACATATCCAGCTGATATTAAGCGCTTGATGGATTTGTTATCTGTAAGCTTGACGAGACTAAAGCCTACTCGTAGTCAATTCGATAAAGATTTTAAGAAATACAACGTTTCAAGTTCAGGTAAGAATATTGGAAAACTACTATCTAGTTCTACTACTGTTAGCGCAGGTGATAAAGTTGTAATGAATATCAAGTATTCCAATTACTACGAAGTGCTTGAAATACCAACAATTAATCGTGATGTACTTGACGTAGCTGCATTAAGTGCAAATTTCTCATCTGTTACTGATGATATGTGGCCGTTATCTTCATATCCGTTGAGTAGTTTTTATGGCTGGGGTCTTGACGTTCCTGTGTCAGACTACTATTTCTTCTATCAGTACCTTAGCGGATCGGATAATAGCCAAGTTGAAGGTTTGATCGACTGGGACAATACAAATACAACACTCAGTGAGAGTATTTCATCGATAGATGATTGGTATAAAGATGGTGGTATTGTTGATTTAATATTCAACTACTACATCTTTAAGGGTCTCAATTTGATTAGAGACTAACTCATTGTTAAGTATTTGAATGTCCATTACGCTGTCTAAGTTTTCAAGTAACCAGACACCTACTGTAAGTTCGAGAGGTAATCTCGATGAAGGTGATGTTGTTGCACCGTACAGCTTCCAGGAATGGATTAAACGTAATGTTGGTATACTTCCAACCCAATATGTTACAGATTATAACAAGTATCTACAGACTTGGTATAAAGAACAAGATGCGTTCAAAGCTGCAACAACGGAAGCAGATACACTAAAAACGCTATACAAAAACTTTCTACGCCAAATTGCTATTTCATATAAAGATGCTGAAGAAGAACGGCTCTTTACAGATATTAATTTTGACGATGATTTCGAAATTGCTAGTGTTGTACCGTTAATTGCACGGAAGTTAAAATCGATTGCTGCTTATTATGCAACTAAGCGTGAATCGATCAAACCTACGAAGTTGAAGTACAACATGACAGGTACAAACCGTGCGATCGAGCGCATTTTGTATCAGTACATACTACGTTCTTTTACAAAGTATCCATACAACTATACGGTAAATGATCAAACACTTACCAATGCATTTTCTGCATTGTCAAGTATCTGTGATACATTTGAAATACAAGTTGATGAACTGTATGATGAATCAACCTACTTTGATTCAACATCAACTGTACCGATTAGTTCCTACGTTGACTATACAAAGTCTAGTAACTTCATTGCGTTTGCAGGATTTACAAGTGATCTATTAAAGACCCTTAATGAAACGCGTTATTATGACGCAACAGTGTATGAAACGATCACAGGAAGCTTAGATCTGATTTTCGGTTTAATTGCTAGCGGTCAAACACTTAATTCATCAAACTCTCCTGGGTATAATTCAACACAAACATATCCAACGTCAGCATTCGTTGATTATGTGAGTGGCAGTCAGATAAACACATACTACGAGCCATTACTTGCTGCAAAATACCTTGGTTCAAATTACTATGCAGTATCTACAAATGCTGCAGGTGAGATTGTACAGTATGGTGAATATCTACAGGCAGTAGAGCCATATGCTCATCTTAATAACGTAATCAACCCAACGATTGCGTCGGTACCGTCTTATAATGGTATTGTAACAGAACAACAAATCGGTGGTTATCACATACCATCACATATTGGTGCATTAACGTACGGTGCAGTTTCACCTTCGTTGGGATATACAACAGATACGTTATCAGCAAATGCTGTATATTATGTTCCAGACCCTAACATATACACTTCAGTTAGAGGTTCTAGCTTAACAGATCATTATTCACCATTTATTCACGTATTTGATTACAGCTGGCTAAAACAGCGCAGTACGAACTTATACAGCGAGGGTATGATCCGTGATTCAAAGGATTACCCAAGTTTTAAAGGTTATCAAACAAAATATGAAACGCGCAAGTATGATAACAGTGGTATTACTCGTGTTAACGATAGCTATCAATTCTGGAAAGGCGAAACAGCGTCAGAATGGACAAGGCAAGATCTCTACCCATTAAATTGGAGAGGTGAATTTAACCTTGCTGCACGTATAGGTCAGGGTCCAGATGCAGGATCGAAAATTACGAATTGGTGCACCGATATATACGGAAATAACTACGCTGTATATAAAGAAATACTTTCAGGCGGTAATTACATTCCAATTTATGATCGTAGACACAATACGACAGGCGAGCTTTGGATTAGAACCCCATATGATAGTATTGTTGAAGGTCGTACAGCATTAAGTGCAATTTACGCAAAGTATGTAACCAACAATACACTTTATAATGCAATTTCAGCAAGTCAAATCTACAACTTCGATGTTATATATGATGTGCTCGTTATTGAAGTTGGTGATTTCATATTGTTCGAGAAAATCGAATTTGATTTAGACACAAACCAATTTAAAAATACAAATACTACATCGAAAGTGTTTACAGCATCTGCTGATAACGTATTTTACGGTGGTTTCTGGTTCCACGAAAAAGAAAATCGTCTTACTGTCTGTGTGTGTATTTCGGGTAGTTTGTTAAATCTCCCTTATTTTTATCCAGAGCTGTATAGAATTGATCTTACAGATTTTAGTATGTCTAAAATCTATAGCGGTGTTAATGATACAACATTAATATTACCAACAACTGCTACATTTGTATCTGTTGATAAACCAGTTTTAACTTACAACAACGACACGGACACGTTTAACGTTTCAATATTAGGCAAAGACTCAGCTAAAAAATGTTTCATTGTATCTATTGACGTTGCCGACCGTGTATGATCTGTAACATAGTAAGAGGTGTATTGATATACTCCGGGGTAGCTCCTATTTTACCTACCCCGACGCCTACCCCTACATACACACCTACCCCTACTATAACGATTAGTCCTACACCGACGCCTACTATAACAATTACGCCGTCCTTCACACCTACATTCACACCTTCTGTTAGTGCTGTATCTGTTAGTGCATTTGATTACAGTGCAATGCAGAATCAGCTGTGGGGTGTTGACTTAGCTGCTGCTAACAAATCAGATACAGTGGTAGGTAAAGTGGTATTAGATTCTATCGATTATCAATCTGCACCTAAGGATGATACAGCTAAAACCACTATTGGTATGTCTGGTGTAGGTATTGAAGCTACTACTCGAGATAGTATTTCAACCAATGAAAATCTCGTCAATATAGAACATGAAAGCAGCTCACGGGATACAATACAATCGACACAAACATTAGATAGTATTGTTGATGAAGTTCAGCCAACCGAATCTGCAAAAGCAAGTCAAGTATTATCAGGTGTTGATTATCACGCAATAGATGTACAGCAAAGTACTCATAATGTCGATTTTGATGGTATATCTCATCTCCATTCTCGAGACAGTGCTGATCAAGATGTTACCCTCACGTTGTCGCACGATCAAAATAGCGAAAGCAAGAAATTGAAGGTTACAGAAGCTCTTACCGGTACTTCACATCAAGATAGTACTCAATCAGTCGGCACTTCTAATAATCTCGAGGGTATTAATGATCAAGAAGGTGAAATTAATGCTGCTAATACATCCAATAGTCTTAATGGTGTTGGATACATAGATGCAACTGAGTCATCAGGTGAAAGTGTAAACTTCACAGGTGTTGAACAAGTAAAGGGATTACGTGAAGATACTAAAACAAAAATATCACTACAGCAAATCAAAGACACTGACGTAACAATTGATCGTAGAAGTAAAGTTACGACAGCTCTCTCAAGTATTGGTCTTGAATTTGACCGTGTTGAGTACATATCGCATAATATTGGTGTTACAGGTATACAACATACTGACGACACAAGTCAGTTCCGTATCAGTGAAAAGGTTAATGCAACTGGAAGTTTGAGTTCACTTAACCACGAGATCTCTGATGATGAAAATAGTATAGGTGTAACAAATAACTTAGATGGTGTTGATCATGAGCAAAATGATCAATATTATGCAAATATACAACATTCGTTAGACTCTATAGATCATCAAAAAGACACTGAAAAGTCATTTACACAAAATAGCTTAGACGGTGTATCACATTCTTTTGCAACGAACCAAAAACAAGCGAAAGTAACACAAGCGTTAACTGGTACAAACTACACTGACGCTGCTCAAAGCAGTCAGCAGAATAGCGCGCTAACTGGTGTAAACTTAACCGAAGCTGAGCAGAAAGTTAGACAAACATCATCATTAAGCGGTGTTGTAATGACACCAGCTACTAACCTCATTGATATATTCGGTAAACTGGATGCATTAGACCATGTAGTAGGACCGATCGACACATCAATTATTGGTGTTAATCTAGATAATACCAATTTGACTTTCCAGGAAGGTAGAACAACAAAGATCGATCTGACCGCGGATAACTTAACTCATATTTTCGGTGATACACATAGCATTGGTGTGGTAATGGGAATTGGTGATGGCGGTTCGATAGTATACGCTGCACAACCAACATTGTTTGATATGAGCATGATTGGGTTAGCAGATAGTATCGGAGATTCTAGTAACTTTACAAAAGCACTTCAGCAAATGAGTGGAGTTGAACATACAGAAACAACTTTCAAAACCAAACAAAGTAGTCAACTGACCGGTACATCGCATGTTGAGCAATTTGATAAAATAGGTGCAAACATGGTGCTTGATAATCTAATCCATTCTCTAAATACAGATGGTATATTGAATACAACGATCGGAATACAACAGGTTTCGCATAGTAAAGGTAGAAGTGTTAATACTGCAAATATGAGCGTTGGTTTATTCTACCTTTCACATGTTAGAGATCTTTTCTATTTCGATAACACAGATACAGTTGAATGGTCCAATGATATAGTTCGTTGGGATTATGATCCAAACCCACCAAGTTAATGAATATTGAATCAATCTTTTTAGGTACATCAGCAAATGATAATACCGGTGATACACTCCGTGCTGGCGGTTTCAAGATCAATGATAACTTCGTTGAACTGTTTACATTTGGACCTTCAAGACACAGACAATCATTATTAATTTATAAGACGAGCGGATCATCACCGAGTTTTATTACATCAAGTGGATTGAACGTAAACTTAATTGCTCCTTTAGTTTGTACTATTGGTAGAGGTTACGAACAAAGAGGTGAACGCAATTCTGCAGTTGTCATTACATCTGATCAACTAACAGCATGGACCGTACCTGATAATACAACTTCTTATCTATACATTGACAAGACCGGATTATCTGCTACGCCAACATTTGGTTATTCGTCACTACAACCCTATAAAGCGCAAGTAAGTGCAGCTAATCTTTCAAGTGTTGGTCAGCATTGGTTTAATACACTTGCAAATCAAATGTATTCTTATGACGGCTCTGCATTTAATGCCGTTAATCGTATATTCGTAGGTTATGTTGTTACTAGTTCAGGTTCAGTAACTAATGTAGGTTATTATACAAGCAATGATGAGACGGATTACGTTGATCAACAGATCCAATCATTGTCTGCAACAACCGCAACGCAGTTTCAGTTAATATCTTCAACAACTGTACAATACACAAGCGCTATATTAGCAAGTGCAGAAGCATACACGGATGCAGCTCTAGTTAGTGCAAAAAGCTATACGGATACTGCTTTAACAAGTGCAAAGAATTACACGGACTTGCAGACTGCACAAATTTTGATAAGTGCCAATACATACGCCGATAACTCTGCAAAGAAATACGCATTGATTTTAGGCTAACAACTAAGTAATCGATATGATAAGAGCTAAACCAGTTGAAAAGGTAATTTTCGACCAAGAGGTAATCACAAAAGTACAAGGTAGGTACAAAGTCCGTATCTTTGACTCTCAAGATCAGCTCGTATACGAACAGCAGGATTGGAAGCCGAACTTGATCCTCAATAGCGGTTTAGATAAAATCGCGTACATGCCGTGGGCAAATGTGTTTCAGATTGCAGTTGCTGGTACTGGCACGACACCAACCAAAGTTGATACAAATTCAAACGCATCACAATCTGGTAATACGGTTACAATTAATTCCGGTACATATACCTTTACAAGTCAGTCAGTCGGCAAGTTGATCTACTGGCCTGGTTCTGATAGCTACGCAAACATTGTAGGTTATACAAGTCCAACAACAGTAACCGTTGATACATCAGCAACAGTATCGAATGGTGCAATTTCAATTTATAATGTAGATCAAACTGCACTTGCTACTCCATATTCGATGTTTTGTCGATATGTTCCTGGTAGTGGTTTTTGCGGTACCACAATTCAAGGTAATACAGTTCGTTTATTAAGAACATTTGACTTTTACTACGAAAATACCCCTGTTCTAATAACTGAAGTTGGTTTTAAAGAATCGCCTGCTGCATCAAAGTTATTTTCGCGTATCGTTCTCCAGGAACCGCAGTATCTCGCAGCTGGTCAATACTTCCAAATTTCATACGAGTTAGCTGTCACAGTAAACCCAGGTACACCAACAACACGTA